GAATCTAGTGATAGATCACTCATCGAGGGGATCTCCTTCAATATGCAACGCTTCTTTTAGTTCCTCACGAAGGGTGCGAAGCATCGATAACTCACCCATCGCAAATTTGTAGTCCTCCATATCCTTGATATTGCCAGAGGTTATGTAATCAACATGAGATTCTTCATATTGATCAAGCTTCTTATAGATGTAAGAAGCCAGAGAGATTGAATCCATTTAGCCGCCGCTACCCATGACGGGCCTTGGCGGACTGGGAGCCTGCTCAAATACAGGATCAGGCCTTGGAATATAATTCGGAAAGAAATCAGTTGGTTGTGGATTGCTTTGAGCCATACCTGCATAAGGCGCCAACGCTTGCATAGGTGCTTGCTGACCGTATCCACCAAATGTGCTACCAGGAGGCTGCGGTGGAGGCGTAAAACTTGCCGCAAAGCTTGGGTCAAAAGACTGGCCAACGATGTTACTGGGAATCAATGAGTCTGGCATGCCAAGGTTTGATGTTGGCGGAACATACCTGCCTTCCATCTTTGGTGGAGGCGGAGGAGGCGTCATAGTAAATTTAGTGTGCGCTAAATTTATTTGATCTTTAGGCAGTTGAATATTGTACTTCTTGCCTTTCTCACCAAATATGCCCGTCTTATCAACAAAGAAATCGTCATTGATTAGCTTTCTTTTCAAAGTATCAGGCTTCATGACGCCAGAGGCGAAAAGCGGGCCAAGCATGTCTGAGCTTAAATTGCCTATAGGTCGTCTAGCTTCTTCTTCCTGCCTCTTTCTTGAAGCTTCTATGTCAGCCTTGGAGAGTTTTATCTTCCCAGTACCTCTGTACCCAGCAGCGTAGGCAGCGTCTGCTTGAGCCTTGCTTGAAAAGATCGGAGTGTTTCCATCCATCTTAATGTTGTTTGCTTCGGCGTATTCTTTGAACCTTCTAGCGGCTTCAACACCTGTTATGTCTTTTTCATACAAAGGCAGTCCTGATCTACTAGGCTCAGAAATCATCAGCCTTTCTGGCTTGCCCGTGGTCAAATTAATCGGCGTGGGCATTACCATTGCTTGAACTTGGCCTCGGCCAACCGTTGGCATAGGCGGCTGGTACATTCTATCGCCGCTAACAGGGTTGGTATAAGTCCTGTTAGGTTGAGAACCACGAAGCTCCGCAATGCGTTTCAGCACATCTTGTATTGCATCCATTGCTAATAACCCCCGAATGGGTCTTGAGAGTAATTGTTTTGCATCCTAGGGTAGCTAGGCATTGGTCTTTGCCTTGGCTGTTGATACCCACCCTGCCCAAATCCACCGCCGTATGGCCCTTGATTCATAAAACCACCACCAAATCCACCGCCCATCCCGCCACCAAAGCCACCGCCAAGCATGGGTGGGCGCTGATTGAATCCGCCACCGAAACCACCTCGCCCGCCTTGGCCGCTCATCATAGAGAACATCTGCATCATTTGCTGCATGAACTGCATCATCTGCTGCATGCCTTGTTGGTTGAACTGAGGTTGTTGGCCAAACTGAGGTTGTTGGCCTAATTGTCCTCGGCGAGAAGCCTCTGCACTATTGTTGTCACCAGAAACTCCTAGTTGAATAGGCTGGAATTGTTGCACAGGTCGTTGGGTAAATTGAAGCGGTTGCTGTAGCGATCTGGTAGGAGCCGGTTTGCCACCAAATTGCGTGGGATCGGTGTTGTACTGCTTCGCAATCTCCAGAGCTTCTGGGTTTTGAGCGTACATTTCATCCAGTTTTTTATAATATCCGCTATCCGTACTTCCGCCTTGGCGCATTCGGCCAGTCACGGGGTCTGTCCCTAAAAAAGCCACGTCTCGCGATGAAAATCTGGGCTTTTCAGGCATCGTAAAGCCGCGCCCTGCGAGCACTTCTTGCAACGATGGGGGTGTAGGCCCAGAGCCACCTTGAAGCTGACCAAATTGTGGCCCTGCATGTTGAACAAGACGCCTTTCAACAGGGTCATTAGGACGCCCATCTCTGTATTGCATCATTGGTGCAAACATAGAAATTAGAAGATTCCGCTGAACTTCTTGCCGCGCAATGCCGCGCCACCACCACGCATTTCACCTGCACCGTAGGGGGCAGACGAAGTAGGTGTAGCTACAGACTCGCTCTTTGCATAGTTCACCGTGCCCTGATCCTTGATAGACACCTTGCTATCAGTGACCTTTGGCTGGGGAAAACTCGTTTGACGCTTGATCATGACTTCTTACCTTTTGGTGTTGATTTGGCTTTGGCCTTTGGAGCAGCCTTCTTTTTAGGCTCTGCCTTCTTCTCTGGTGTTGGCTGCGCAACTTCTTCAACCTTATCTTCAACAGGTGCTGGAGTTGCCTCTGGCTCCTTAACCTCTTCGGGTGCAGGAACTAATGCCTCACCAAGGCGTAGTCTTTCTTCTGCTTTGTTGACGGCCTTTTGAACTGCGGCCATCTTCTGTCTTACTGAACTCATTGTAAATCCCTCTTTTGATTTACTGCCTGAAAAAATCTTTGGCAATATTTTCTGCGGTTTTAGCCATCTGTGCAGAACGCTGCAAGCCTATTCGCTCACGAGCCACATCGTCCTTCATGTCAGCGATCTCTTTCTGCAACTCCATGCGCTCATCAGCCATGTCTGCAGTGTTATCAATACGCTCACTTTCCAGATCAATGCGTCGATTAGCTTCACTCGCTTTACGCTGCAGATCTGCTTCTTTGATATCAAGCTCACGATCACGCAGATTAACCAATGGGTCATCTTGTTGTGGTGGTGCAAGCTCTGGAGCAAGTTCTTCTATGATCTGTGTTGTGATCTGAGCGACCTTATCTTCCATGATCAGCTGCATCTGCTGCTGCATTTGCTGCATCTGCATCTGAGCCTGTTGCGCAGCCATTGGGTTAACTTGCGCCTCTTGCTGCGCTTGCTGCTGAGTCTGCTGCATTTGCTGCTGCATCTGCATAACTTCAGGGTCTTGTTGCGCCATTTCGCGTGCCTTGAAATCAACATGCTGGAATATATGTGCCTGAATCATAGCAGCAGCTTGTTGTTGTCCCGGTGGCACATTTTGAATCAACGGTGACCTCAACAGAGCCAAGTGCGACTTGATGTGCGCATCATGGTCTTGATCAGCAAACGCCTGTGCAGGCTGCATCTGCAAGAACCCAGCGTTCTCCATAGCAGGCGACATAGGTTGTGGCTGTGGAGGTGGTGGTAATAACTGCTCGATCTGCTGCACACCCATCGCTTCGTACATGCGTCGATACGCCTCGTACATGCCCATAGGCCCATGGATCTGCGGGTTCGACTGCACCATCTGCATCATCTCTTGAGCAAGCATCACGCGCTGGCTCATGGAGAAGATATTCGGGTCAGACACAGGAATGATGTCGATACGATCATCAAAGTCCTGTGCCAACAACTGCTGCTGACCACTAGCAATCTGATACGGATACGCCTTGATCGGTGACTCTTTGATCACCCGTGCAAGCAGGTTGAACTCAACCTTTTGGCTGTAGTGCATGCGCTTGTGTATCGCGCTCATCACCTTGGTGCCACGCTCAAGTAACGCAATCGTAGTGCCGACAGGCGCCTGCTGGTTACCGTCACCAACCTGCATATCACCCACAGAAGCAAAACGACGGCCTGCTTCCACCAACATGCCAAGTAACTGCAGTAACGTGCCGCTTGGCTCTTGGAAAGGCAGAGGCATCAACGCATCGCGCAGTGATCCGCCAGGTGCATCCATATCCCTGAACTCGCCAGGCTGTAGTGGTACATCGCTATCACGAATACGAATGCCGCGAGCCTTGAAACCTGCAGGCAAATTAGCCAGCGTGCCAGCGTCGATCAGCTGACGCAGAATCGAAGTGGATGCCTGTGACAATCCACCAATCATATGGGTCAGACCAAAGCCATAAAACCCAACGCCTGGCAGAAACTTGTAATGCACAAAGTAGTCAATGCGACGGCGCATAACGTCCGTTTCGACATAGTTTCTGCGTATCGAAAGAATCGTGTTTTGCTTGGGAAGTAACGTGACGATGTACGGTAGCTTAATACCTGTGTCTTCACCCTGCGCGTCCTTGTCTTCAAAGCCTGGGATATCAAGCTCAACATGAACTTCCATGAGCTCTGCTTCGTAATCGCTAGAGCTACCAGATGGCTTCACGCCCTGCAGTTCATCGATCTCTTCATCCACATCCGTAGATGAATATGTCGTATCGTCAGACTCACCAGACACCTTGGTCTTGCGATAGAAGCCCGTCTGCTGAAGCTTGCGCACTTCGTTCATCGACATCTCAATCACATGCGTGATACGCACTGCATTATCAAGACTGGTGGTGCCGTAAGGCACAATCAGCTTTTCAGATGGGATGAAACGAGAAACAGGACGGCCTAGTGACTGATCAAAATGAACTTTACGGAATGCGCTGCCAGACAAGGGCAAATAGAACAGCAGCTGGTCAGTCTCAGGATCGTATTCCTTCATTTCCTGAGTGATCAGATAGTTCATGAACTCCTGAACACGAGCCGCCTGCAGGTCAGTCTGCGGCGTACCCATACCCATGACCATGGTCTTAACCGGGCCACCAGCAGGTAATAATTCTTTGTATGCTTGTGCTTGGAACTGAGTCACAGACTCAGCAAGCAACGGATGAATCACACCAGATGCGCCCTCAAAAGGCTCAGTGCGATTTTCAAACTTCATGCCTAGGAACTTCAAGCCCTCGGTATACTGATCAACCCACTCTTTGCGCGATGACTTATCGTCATCAATGTCAGCCATCAAGTCAGAATAGATTCTGCCCAGATCAGACTTATCAATGATTTCAGCGAGGTTAGAATTAAACGGAGGGGGAATGTCTTCACGAAGCTCGTCTTCACCAAACACCATGGTGCCATCGTCCATGAATGCGGCGTCTTCATCATCCATGCCATCGAACATGAGATCTTCAGGAGACTCAGCGCCCACCTCGATCTCTTTGGTGTTGTCCTCGATCCCTAGCTCATCGACATCAACGTCATCTACACCGCGCTCTATGGCCATGGCATGCCCTTCTTGAGTTTACTCATCTGGTCGAGATTACTCGCCTATGTTCGAGATTAC